TTTAATTTGTTTTTAAGATTAAGATTGAAGAGGGACCTAAATCCCTCTCCTCAATTTCGATTCATTAGCCCTTAAGACCTAGTGCACAATGGCAGGTCAGACTATTTATTTATACTGCATACTCACCTCAAATCTCATCAGTTAACCTTGGTGTTGCAGTCAGTCTATGTAGGCGTGAATCCACATTCCCTAGACTATTTCGGTAGCTACCATTGTCAGCGTATTTACATTGCTTAACCTACATCCTTACAGACTTAACAGACTCACCTAAGTGCCAACTGCTAAACCGATGCAGAGCGCAGTGTACTACTGATACTCTTACTACCTCGCCAATAAATAAAGAACGTATCGGATGTGTTGTCGTGTTCGTTTCCGATGGTCAAATATTCAGAAACAAATGACTCACCACCAAACAAATCTATCAAGGCTAGTGGCAATAGGGAGTCTAGAGTATGTCCGAGTCTGACTCTTGGCGCAACTGAGGAAAAGGTAGGGGGGATTGTCTCACCACTCTTATGTCTCAATCAATGGAATCCTCGCGTATATATATAATGAGTAGTCTGCCTAGTCAAAAATGACTAAAGTCTAGAAGTTTTGGTGTAACTAACTCAAAATCAAGGGGGTAGGGTTTCAATATGCGTTTGGGTTTTCGATTCTTGGGGACCATATATATATATAATCCCCCTTCCAAACATTTCTAACTAAAATGCGTAATAAGCTCTTGCTTAAAAAAAATTACCATTAAAAAAATAACTGTCTATTTTCGCTATCTGTTGTATGTGATAGGACTCTGTAATAAATCCAAATACAATCTTATAGTAGAGCACTTAAAGTGATACTTTAACACTTGCATATGTCGTTTTTTTACTGTAACTTTGCCCAGAGCTCAGGCTTGATACTTGGATGGGTGGGTGCTTATTCCCCCACTGGAATATAAGAAGTCCTTAATCATCTTAGATGCTAGGAACTTCCCTGTTATTATCTTAGTTAGTCAAAGAGACTGTATATGGGCTAGTTGTGTATTAAATCCTCATACACTTAAAGTAAAGCTTTAACCCTATGTTAGTCTTAATCTGTCTTATCTTATTTGTTATCTTTGCTTTTGTAACATTCTATCACTTAAGCGATTACAATTATGAATCTATCGAAGAACCTTTCTCTTGCGGAAGTGACGAAATCTGCTACTGCAAAGAGGCGGGGGATTGCAAACGAACCTAGTATAGAGCACCTGGATAATCTTAAGGCATTAGCTGAGAATATATTCCAACCTGTTAGGGAAGAGTTTATGTGTCCTGTATTTGTTAGTTCTGGTTACAGAAGTGAAGCACTCAATGATGCCATTGGAGGAAGTAAGACAAGTCAGCATAGCAAGGGTGAAGCCTTAGACTTAGACGCAGATGTTTATGGTGTTATAACTAATGCAGACATATACCACTACATTGAAGACAGACTTGAATTTGACCAGCTTATATGGGAGTTTGGTACAGGTCTTAATCCTGATTGGGTGCACGTGTCTTATAAGAAGGATGGTAAGAATAGAGGGCAGAAACTCAAGGCTGTTAAGATTGATGGTAAGACTAAGTACCTACATATATGAAGCTAATAAAGAGAAAAGACGGTACATACTCTAAAAGAGGTTTATGGGACAACATCAGAGCTAATATAGGTTCTGGTAGAAAAGCTACTAAAGCAATTCTAAAGGCTGCTAAGAAGATAAAGAATAAAAAGAAATGAGACTCCTAAAGAAGCTACGCGCAAAGCGTAAGGCTAAGAAGTCTACGGCTCAGTATTATGCTGATAACCCAGAGGCACGCAAGAAGAAGAATGCGTATAACACAAAGTACCATAAGACTCCTTCTCGTAGAAAGTATAGGGCAGAGCTAGTAGCTATTAACAGAAAAGCTGGTACATACGGAAATGGAGATGGCAAGGATTACGACCACACAGCAGGAGTGTTTATGAGTGCTAAAAAAAATAGAAAGAAAGCAAATGAAAACAAAGCGTAAGATTTACAAAGAAGGCGGCGAGATAATGAAGGCGCAACGAAAAGAAGTTATGGTTGATGCTCCAAAGGGTTACCACTGGATGACAGAAAAAGGACGACATTATCTAATGCCTCACTCTGATGATTTTGTAGCACACAAAGGAGCTAGTGTAAAAGCTCCATTTAAAGTTAAGACGGCACATTAATATGTTCCTCGCCCTCTAGCTTGCGGTAGTATCTCTGTATCAGTAGCCTGGCCTTCTGTGTTAGCGCGTACCTAACCCTGTAGTTATATCTTCCCTCATCAAAGATAGCGTCCTCGTAGCTAGTTGGCGCGAGCTTGTCGTAATATTTATATATATATTCTTTATTCTGTAGGGGGTAGACAATTCTTCTACCAAGCTTTGCCTTATTATAGAAGTAAGCCTTTGATGCGTAGTCTAGGGTAAAAAATTCAAGGTCATATATAAATACTATGAAGTTCATCTCAGACTCGGAGATATCATAGGAATTTACCATATCACGCATAGCAAGTCTGTTGTATTTGTTGTAACTTTTACCAATCTTTTCAGGGTCTTTCATTTTAAAGTCCCGAAACATACCCTTTCTTGTGCGCTTCTTCATTTTTATTAAATTTGCATATAATACAAATATACACAAATGGCTACTCTATCAGGTAATAAGATTAAAGACACCTTTACTACTCTACTAAAACTAGAGACTAGCGGTCTTACTTCTTCAGAAAAAATAATTGAAGATGGTGCAGGAGTAGACTCCGCATTAAAACTCTCTACAGACTTTGTCGTAGCTTCAAAGCTAAAGGTTACATCTCCTGTCGCGTCTGCAACTGAGGCTACAGCCTTGGTAATAGATGGTGTAGAGGTAAAAACAAGAGAGCTAGGAACCAATGCTTTTAACAGCACTGCAATACCCTCTCTAAGTAGAGTTATAGGAAGAAGCCCATCTGATTATTCATTAACACCTACACCTACTGCTATTGATTTTGCGGCAGTTAATAATGAAAGCGCTAACAGCTCGTATCAGTTTGGTTCTTTATCAGAAATGAGTATAGGCGGTTCAGACATTACATTAAACGAGCCTGGTGTATATAGGATTGACGTAGGTCTACAGTACGACGTTACAGGAACAACACCTAGTAATACAACAGATATAACTACTGTTATACAGGTTAACGGTGTAACAATTTCCACAGCAATACGAAGCCAATCAAGTGACGGACTTTCTATGGTGTCTTTCTTTACTTCTAGGTTTCTAAGCGCGAGCGATGTAGTTACGGTATTAACTTCTTTTAATTCAGTTGGAACAGCAATCCTAAAATCAGCAAGTAACGTAGAGGTTTTTAAATTAAGTTAATATAAAATACAAATGACTGAAAGTCAGAAGAATTGCATCAATGAGATACAGAAGATTATGCTATCTGTAAACGAGGTTGTAGAAAAATACGGGCTAATAGAAGAGTTTATAGCCTGCCTTGCCGTAGGTTTTATAGACGTTAACAACTCATATGTTGATGAGGAGGGTGGCGAGAGAGCTAATATGAATCTTTTGTCTTCGTTTTCGGTTACAAATGAAGAAGAGCTAGACGACTTATTGTCTTACTGTATGGAATCATACCGTCAAGACATTGAGGACTCTAAGCCAGATACATCTACTATAGATTACTGGATTAACTTATCAAATGGAGACAGTAGCGTTAATTAAATCGCACTCTCTTTAAATAATTAAATTAAGATGATTAGAAAAATTATTATTGGGCGCGACCCAAAAGATGCTATGGCATACTACATAGGTATGCGTGCTGGCACTGGAAAAGTAAGTGCTATTATACGGGATGAAATGTATCTTGCAAAGTATAAGTTACTAAGATATTTAATATACATTGAAAACGAAGAAGGTACTATGGCTTGGAAAGCTGTTGACAATATGCCTTGTATTGTTGAATACGACCTTAAATTCGATTAATATGAAGCCACTACATAGTTTCATTGTACAGATTCCGAAGAAATTTAAGGATGAGTTATCTTTTAATGGAGGCACCCTCAAGATTATAACTAAGTTTGATGAATTCGCAAGCCGTGTTAATAACGCAAAGATTATAGGCGTTCCCAACGGAGTAGATGAATCAAATATAGGAAAGACCTTGTATTTTCACCATCACGTTGTAATGGAACAAAAATATGATATTGGAGAAAATCTTTTTCTTGTCAATTACGACCCAGCTGGAGGGTATTCAAATCACGCTATTTCAATTGAAGATGAAGATGGTAATTTTACTATGCTTGGTGATTGGTGCTTCATTCTACCCCCAGTTGAGAAAGAAGAGGATACAAATAGTTCTATTCTTATTCTTAGCCTCGAAGAGAAGCCAGAACTGGAAGGAGAGGTATTCGCACTACCCGCAGATACAGAATGGATTGGAGCAAGCCCTGGTAATGTGGTGGGTTACACAAAAGATTCAGACTACACTATGGAGCTTCAGGATGGCACTAAGGTGTATCGTATGAGGATAACAGAGCTTATGTATGCCAAGGAAGACTAAGTTTTCAACGGTAGAAGCTTCCTCTAGGCTTAGAGGTGCTATGGAAATAGCTATCAATAATATGATAGAAGAAATTAAGAAACCAGTTGACAGCGAACTTTCTGGCTCACAGCGCAAAGCTGAGTTACAGTCTATAAAGCAAACTGCTGTTGACGCAAAAGAACTACTCATTGAATACCAAAGACTGGAGACAATGGTTAAAGAATTACAGGAAACAGGAGGAATTGAAGAAGAGCAAGACTACTCAGGAGGATTCGCAGAAAAGTTCTCCAAGTAGTCAGGTATTTATTTATTGGGATTAGTAATATACTAACTCTAGAAATTTAATTAAAATGCAATGGCAGGCCTTAAAGAAATCAAAGGATATGATAACCTTGTTGTCAACATATGTCCCAACGATACGTCTGGTAAAATCGTCAATATCGGCGGGATTGATATTCAGCTTCCCAAAGCTCCCAAAGAAAAAGATATACTCTTTAATGAGAGGGCTACCCATCTGCAAATGTGGGAAAGAATTCCTATGCCAAAAGAGCTGCAAAGGATTCGCTCTATGGATGAGTGGTATGAAATGCCTTCCGCATTCAAGGCTAATTTTTCTCAATATATCGAAGAAGAGTTTAAGCGTAGGCGTAACGGTGTTTGGTTTTACAATAATGGCATCCCTACATACATTACAGGGCGACACTATATGATGCTCCAGTGGAGCAAGCTAGACATAGGATACGGATACTACCTGGAGTTTCAATCAAAGCTGTTTACACATTTTGCTGCTTGTGAGGTAGATAACAGAGCTATAGGTCAAAACTACGTCAAGTGCAGACGTTCTGGATACACAAACATATCAGCATCTATATTAGTAGACGAAGCTACTCAGGTGAAAGACAAGCTATTAGGCATACAGTCTAAAACAGGTAAGGACGCACAGGAGAACATTTTTATGAAAAAGGTTGTTCCTATGTTTCAGAGCTACCCATTCTTCTTTAAGCCTATACAAGATGGTACAACTAACCCTCGTATGGAGCTGGCTTTTCGTGAACCATCTAAGCGTATCACTAAAAAGAACAAAACCTCTAACAAAGGAGAAGCTCTTAACACTATTATAAACTGGAAGAACACAACCAATAACGCGTATGATGGAGAGAAACTTCATATGCTGTATTTAGATGAGGCTGGCAAATGGGAGAGACCTACAGATATACGAGAGGCTTGGCGTATAGAGAGAACCTGCCTTATTGTTGGACGTAAAATTATCGGAAAGTGTCTTATGGGTTCTACTGTAAATCCTATGGATAAAGGTGGGAATCAATACAAAGAGATATGGAGAGATTCTGACCCTGATGACAGGAATGCTAACGGCAGAACAAAGACCGGACTATACAGACTATTCGTTCCGTCTTACGATGCGTTAGAAGGGTTCTTTGACCAGTATGGAATACCTGTGGTAGAGGACCCTGAAAAGCCTATAATGGGTGTTGATGGAGATTTAATAAATATAGGAGCAAGAACATATCTTAAGAACGAAAGAGATGCATTGAAGGGTGATGCTAGAGAGTTAAACGAGTTTGTTCGTCAGTTTCCCTTTACTATAGATGAAGCTATGAGAGACTCTATAGAAGGCTCTACGTTTAACATAGGAAAGATATACGAACAGGTAGAGTATAATGAAGAGTTGTTTCCAAACCCAATAGTTCAGGGTAACTTTATGTGGAAAGATGGGGTAAAAGACACAGAGGTTATCTTCTCCCCAGATAAACAAGGTAGATGGAGAGTATCCTGGATGCCAAAACCAGAAATGCGGAATAAACACGTATTTCAATACGGAAAAAAACACCCTGCTAATGGACACATAGGTGTAGGCGGGGTAGATAGCTATGATTTGGATTCTACAACAGATAATAGAGGCTCAAAAGGCGCTTGCCATCTTTATAATAAATTTAGTATGGCAGCTCCAGCTAATATGTTCGTTGCTGAGTATGCCTCTCGCCCACCTCTTGCTCGTATCTTCTATGAGGATGTACTACTTGCTGCTACATTTTATGGATATCCACTTCTTATTGAGAATAATAAGTATGGAATTGTAAGATACTTTGAATCAAGAGGTTACGAGGAGTATGTGATGAAAAGACCTGAGCATCTTAAATCTCCAAACGCAGCGTCTAATGTAAAAACCAGAGGAATACCCTCTAACTCCCAGGATGTTATACAAGCACACGCCCACGCCATAGAGGCTTATGTAGAAGAGCACGTCGGTATAAATTCCGAGACTGGAGAAATGGGTAAAATGTATTTTGAAAGAACATTAGAGGACTGGATTGGATATAAAATAGATAACCGTACAAAGTTTGACCTTACTATATCTTCTGGCCTAGCGCTGCTTGCTGCTCAGAAATTCAAGGAAACTAAGAAGAAATCTAACTTTAATGACAAAAAGTTTTTTAGACGTTATAAAGAGGAGATAAGGCGTTGATTGGCAGTCTTTTAATTTAGTATATTTGCAAAGAAGTATTTTGCGAAAGGCTATATGTACAACAAAGACAATAATACAGGTAAGTTTGGCGACTTCCCTGACCCATTTTCCCACTACTCTAAAAAGGCTACTAAGCCCTATGGTTTAAAATACGCTAAGGCGATTGAAAAACAATGGGGTAATTCCGACGATGAACGAAGTTTGTTCAAGCGCAGGATGAAAGATTTTGAGACTAATCGTGACTACGCGAATGGTACTCAGGACACATCTATATACAAACAGATTTTAAACTCTCTAGACCCTAATAACGGGGATGGGACAATGCTAAATCTAGACTGGTCACCAGTACCAATCATACCTAAGTTTGTAAAAATTGTTGTAAATAATATACTCTCTAAGAAGCCTTACCCCAATGTAAAAGCTTCAGACCCATTGTCTCAGTCTGAAAAAGAGCGCAAGCGTGCAAAAAAAATGTACGAAGTTGAGAATCGCGCTTTAATTCAAGAACTTGAACAAGAGGGAGTAGAAACTAAAGTAGACCTTAAAGAAGTTCCAGAGACTGCTGAAGAAGCTGAAATCTTTATGGACACTAATATCAAAACTGCCGCTGAAATAGCCGCACAGATTGGTACTAACATCACTCTTGAGTGGAATGACTTTGACCAAAAGATTTACAGGAGAGCTGTAAACGATTTAGTCACCTGTGGTATGGGTGTTATTAAAAGAAACAATGACCCTAATTATGGAATCACAGAAGAGTATATTGACCCAGCACTTTTCTTCCATAGCTACACAGAAGACCCAACATTCTCCGACCTTATCTATGGCGGACACGTTAAAAAAATTAGCATCTCAGAACTTAAACGTATTGCTCGTGATGAGTTTACAGAAGATGAATACCAAAAAATAGCTCAAGGGGTTAAAAACAAATATCAAAATAAAGCAGACAAACTTTCATATAAATACTACGACGAAACTCTAGACCGCACTAATTTCGGTTATGACGAGTTTATAATAGAGGTTATGGATTTTGAGTTTTTGTCTACCGATACAATGCATTTTGAATCTAAAAGTTCTAAGCACGGTAACAAGAATTTCTACTATAAAGGTTTTGATTACAACGGACCTAAAGAGTCTGTATTCGAGCGTAAGCCTGTATGTATGAATATTCAGACTGTATTTGGTGGTAGCTATATTCTAGGAACAGAGTATATGTATGGTTACGAGCAAAAACGTAACATTCCTAAAAACGCATATGACTTAACAAGAGCAAGACTCTCGTACTCTGTAGTTTCTACTAACTTACGTAGAATGGTTCCTAAGTCTTTAGTGGGTTCTATAATAGGCTTTGCAGACCAGTTACAATTAACACATCTCAAGCTACAGCAAGCAATTGCTAAAGCCAAGCCAGATGGATTGATTGTAGATGTAGAAGGATTGGAAAATGTTCAACTAGGTAAAGGTGGAGAGCTTCAACCATTAGATATACAAGATATTTATGAGCAAACAGGTGTATTCTACTATCGTAGCAAGAATCCAGAAGGTGGATTTCAAAACCCTCCAGTTAGGTCTCTGGATAATAGCATTAGGAATATTAACGAGCTTATTGCTATCTATAATCACAATATGCGTCTTATACGCGATACAACTGGTATAAATGAAGTAATGGATGGTACATCTCCAAAAGGAGAGCAACTAGTAGGGGTTAGACAGCAAGCTATTTCAGCTGGTAACAACGCTATATACGATATCTCTAATGCTGCAATCTACCTATATAGTAAAGTCTGCGAAGACATTGTAAAATGTTTACAGATTCTACCTAAGAAGTCTGCACTGTATTACTCTTATACTCAGGCTATTGGAAAGTCTAATATGGAAGTTCTTTCATCTTTTAGCAATCTACCTATGTACAACTTTGGTGTAAAGGTACAGACTGAAATGGATGATACTGAAAAAGCATATCTAGAACAAAATATTCAGATAGCACTTTCTCAGAAAGAAATTGACCTGGAAGATGCTATGGCTATCAGACAGCTCAAGGATACCGACCAGGCTGAAAGACTTCTTATAATCAGACGTAAAAAAAGAATGTCTCAACAGCAGTCGATTGCACAGCAGAACTCGCAGATGCAGGCTCAGATGAATCAACAGACTGCTCAAGCTTCTTCTCAGGGGAAAATGATGGAGCTACAGGCTCAGACTCAAGGTAAAATTGCAGAAATTCAAGCTGAAGCTGAGGCCAAGGCACAGTTGTTACAATTAGAGTATCAACTTAAGTCTCAAATAGAAGGAGCTAAGAACGCTGTTGCTATGAATATGAAGCAATCTGATATGAATTTCAGACAAGAGGTGGAAGCTGGAAAAGAAAAAGCCAAAGATGACAGAGTTAAGAAACAAGCTGTAGAGCAGAGCAAGCTGTTGTCTCAGCGCCAGGGCAAGCGAAATGAGCTTCAGAATGACGAAAGCGATATTGTTGATATGATAACTTCTTGATAATCAAATAATAACTATATTTACAGAGTGTTTGACACTTGAATATTAAACCTTAAAAATTACACATAATGGGATTTGAAAACGTAAACGCAACCCCAAATTTCCAGCGCCAAGTTCTTGGCCAGAAGGGATTCAGAAAATTAACAACAGGAGGTTCTGGCACTAGTGGTGAGTTCTATAGAGCAATCACGGTACTTGATGACGCTGTTATCTCTACCACGTCAGAGGCTGGGGACAACTTAACTGCGCTTTCCATTCCTGCTGGTGTGACTATCTACGGATTGTTTAGTGCGGTCTCGGTTACCTCTGGAGATGTTATAGCATACATAGCGTAAGGTTATGGCTAGTAATTATTTCAACAAAGCGTCTCTGGTGATGATACCAGACGCGCCTTTAGATGGCAAAGTACTGTCTATAAAGCCGGAAGATAGAAGTGGTGACTTCACTTTCAGCAGGGGTTCAAATCTTGCTGCTACAAGGGTAGATGTTAATGGTCTTATTGAGAAGGGTAGAGAGAATCTCTTGTTGCAGAGTAATAATTTCAATACTACTTGGACAACGAATAATTCAAGTATAACGAGTGGGCAATCGGGTTATGATGGCTCAAGCGATGCTTGGTTATTAGAAAATGTATCGGGTACGGGG